GTGGAACGATTGCGTACCTCGTTGCAAGCAGACAAGCGGCAGGCTCCACATACACCATTACCACTGCCCCTGCGGGTACTGAAGCTGTTGCACCAGAAAGCCCCGCACTCAACATCAACGTCTACCCTGGCTTTGTCCTTGGCAAAGGAGCCTTTGGCACATGCACACTGAACGGTATGAGCCTGCAAACTTTCACTACCCCCAAAGGTGCAAGCGACAGTGACCCTCTCGCTCAACGCCGGAAGGTGGGTGCAAAATACATGAGGAAGAGCTTCATCCTTGACAACAACTACATTGAGCGGTTTGAAACAAGCTCTGCGTTTGCAGCGGCTATTCCTGCATAGGAGTATTATGTACACTGTTGTGCTCTTCACAACAACAGGACGGTATGAATACACCAGTGACAGCTTTCCTGATTTTGAGTCAGCAAAGGTATGTCGTATAGGTTGGCTTATAATGGCAGGGGTGAAAAATGCCCAAAAAAAAGATCACCCTTGAAGAAGCCTATGCTGTCTTTGAGCAGCATGGTCTTGAGATCGAGGTGAAGGCTCTTGCTCCTACTCCACAGAGGGAAAGTCTCACCTCTTTCCTTGATGTTGAACCAGAGCAACCCAGTGCAGTGATTGCAGAGGATAAAAAAACACTTAAAATAACCCTCTACGCTGCACATACTATTGGGAACGGTGGGGAGATAATCACTGAAAGGGATGGCACCAAACACGTCATCAACAACGGTATTGTTCAATACGGCCCCGGTGTGGTAACAGTCCCTCTCCACCTTGCACAACACCTTCTTCATCAAGACCTTCTTGCAAGGCGAGGAGATGACCGTATGTTAGATAACAGAATGCGTACGTATGTTATCCGCCCAATGCGTACTGCACAAGGGACCATTAACGTTGCTCGTCAAGTGTCCAATAACAACAGCTTCGACCTCTCTGGCTTTCTAGGGAAGCTTGGGGATGGTGGTGTGTATCAACTTGATTAAGGGGGAACAATGCCTGCTCGTTTTGCAATCACCAAAAGCACTGCCCAAGGGGAAACCATGGTCACAGACATCTGTCAGTGGAATCCTGTCACCGGAGAGATTTGTCACAGCATTGATGAAATGACCGCTATGGCAGATGAAGTGCTCAAGCTTTCTGATATGCGCCTGTTGGAGATGAACACTCGTGTGCTTGAAGCTGAAAGCCTGGAGCAATACTGTACAGCACAAGAATGGGGAAAGATTCTCTCTGTCATTGACGTGATGTGTGGGAGACAAAGTGCTGATCTTGTCAAACGTCGCTGGCAGAGTGCACTAGAAGAAACCGCAGAGTTAGAACTTGGTCGACTTGAAGCACTGAATGGTACATCCCATGATTAGAATATTCAACGATAACCTTGGACGCATACTCCACTTCACACTCTATCAACGTCTCTACAACTTCTGTATCAAATACAGTCCAGAATTCCCTGCGGATATTGCTGTGAACAGTTGGATGAACCGCTTATATACCAGTGACATGAACCTCCATCTCCTCGCTGAGGTCGATGAGAACTACAAAATAACCGAACACGCTCTCATTGACGTTGCTAGTGTGATGAATCACAAAGTCGTCTACTGCCATCAAATGCAACATGATTCCCCCTCTGTAAGTCATGCTACAGAATTGATGGAATACATTGATAAACTCCGAGAGCATGAAGGTGCTGTAGCGTCAGTATTCTCTGTTGCAAGCCCAAAACTCGCAAGAGCTGTAGAGAAGAAGTACAACTACAACATCCTTCGCACGGTGCTTATTAAAACAGGGGATGTGGAGAGTAGCGATGGGTGATCTTATTGGTTCTGTACTTGGCACAAGCACAAGTACCACACAACGCACCGTTCCTGATGAAATTGCCCGTGCACAGAACCTTGAACGTCTCAACCAACTTGTCAACCTCTTTGCGACAGGCGGACTGAACCAATTCACCAATGCAAACCCTGATAATATCTACAGCCCTACAAATCTCTCCACAGACATAGGCAACATTGCAAGCAACAACCTTCTTGCGAACCAAAACATTGACTACAGTAACATTCCTACTCTTGAGGGTTATCAACGCTCTTTTGATCCAGTCACAGGAGCCTATAATGACTCTATAGCAGGACTGGATAGCAGGACAGCAACAGCTCTTGGTGAAGCTGGTGGAAGTTATGAAGGGATACGTGGTTACACCACAGCAGCAAAAGACAACGCTATTGCTCAAAATTACAGAGACTTTGAAGCGAGTACAGGTCAAGCAAGCGATGCATACAGCAGAGGGACCGCTGATGTCAACACAGCATATCAATCCGCTATAGCGCGTGGTGACTACGACCTTGCACGGTCTATAGCACTCAGCGAGAGTGGTGGAGCACGCACATTAGCACTCAATGAAGCGAACTTCAACAGAGGGCTTGGATTAACACAAGATGCAACCGATGCAACACTTGCAAGGAATGAGGGGGACTTTCAACGAGGCTTAGGGTTGAATGAAAGTAACCTCCTCCGCTCACTTGGGTTGAGTGAATACGATGCACAACGCTCGCTTGGACTTCAAGACGCAAATAGAGCACGTGCATTAGAGCTTGGTATTGGAGCGACTGGTAACTATATAGATCAAATAGCCACTCCAAGACTGAACGCAGCGCTGACTTTACAAGGCTTAGAAAGTGGTGGAGCTGTCCCTGCAGCTATCGCCAGAGCCACAGCAGAAACAGCGATGCCTTACCTCCAAAGCATCGAAAACGCTTACGGCACGAACCAAGCCAACACCCTCAACAGCCTTATGGGCTTACGGGGTGAACTCACAGGTAACAAAACAGCCCTTGACGCTTCACTTGTCAACAACCTCATGCAACTCCAAACTGCCACAGGACAGCAACGTGCAGAGTTAGAGAATGCTCTCATTCAACAGCTTGCTGGACTGCAAAGTGACACCGCAAATCAAACAGCACAACGAAACACAACGTCCTCTCAAGCAAATGCACAGAGCAATGCTGCGCTTGGTGGACAAGCCCTTGGGGCACAAGCCTCTCTTGCAGGTAACTATCAAAACAACGTCAACCAACTTGCCCAAGCACTGATGGCGAATAATATCACCTTAGAGCAAGCTGGTATTAGTGCAGAGAGCGCACTTGGTCAATCACTTATGCAGGTGCAAAATACTATCCGTACTCAACAGCAGCAAGGTATAACAGCACTTGGAACTAACTATGGCAGTAATGCTACACAGTTTGCATCAACAATACCAGCAGCATCACAGACATTCTCGCTCTTGCCAGGACAAATGCAAGCGGCGAAGACAGCAAACTTAACAGGGTTACAGACTATTGCTGACTTCCCTCGTCAACTCAAAGAAGCGGATTACCTCCGCAGACAAGGGCTCTTTACAACAGCGTATACAGGTATCCCCTATACACCTGGCAGCACGACCTTTGGTGGCACAGCCACAGGCAATATCTTCGACCAGCTTGGTGGAACGATACAGAGTGGGCTTAAGGGCGGTGGGAATATTGGAGGGTAGTGATGGCTTTCCTTGATTTTCTCAACAGCGGTATTGGTGGAATGCAACAAGCCCAAGGGCCAAACTTACCAGCACAAGGGCCAAACCCTACAGGTGAAGCTGGTGTGTTTAGCGGTGCCGGTGTTGGTGCTCCGCAGCCGATTGGTCCTACCTATGGTGATATTGCACGTGCTGCACTCCAATATGGATCCAAGCCTGGTAGTAGTGGGCCTATGCTTGCTGGAATAGTCCCCCAAAGTAAAGTCCCTTACGGTCAACAAGCTTTACAACCACTCGACCCAAATGCTCCTGCACAATCAAAAGGGATGGCAGGGCAAGCTGGGAGTGGTGATGACACCCTCGGTATGATTCTCAAGTGGTTTACCTCTCTTATGGGTGCAGGGGTTTAACAATGGCAACAGCTTTCACTCCACTCCTTGACCCAGGGAAGTACGATGACCCTTCCTTTGTGAACAAGCCACAGGATATAGCTGTTGCTCTGTCTCAAGGACAAAAGACGCAGCAACAGCCCATTAACCCTGTGATCCCTAATGCGCTCAACCCTCAAAGCATGGAAGAGAAGCTGAAAGCGGAAGGTTCAGGTACCTCCACCCTGAGCATGATTCTCGCTATTGCAGGTGCGGCAAAAGGTGACTTCCGTGGTCTACAAGCCATAGAAGAAAGCAAACGGCGTACATCCCTCGCTAAAAGCATGATCCCTGAGATAACCAAAGTCAACACCTTTGTCAATAATGGTGAGTGGGAAAAAGCCTCTGATTATGTCAATGAACTTGCTAGTAGCTACGGCACCAGAGCTGATTACCTCGTCCCTTACTTTCAACAAATGCAAGCTTCTATACAAGATAAACAAAAGGGATGGAACAATCTTAAAGCGTTATACGGTGTTCTAGATAAAGCTGTACCAAAAGATCACGTAAACAGACCGTTTGTTGATGCTTTAGGTGAAGCAAAGGATAGAAGAGATCAATTTAGCGAGACGAACCTTCAAGGCTTAATGACCCGTTATGGGACACCACATACACAAATAACAGGTAACAGAGCCTCACAGCAGTCTCTCCTCACAGGTGAGATACAAAGCCAAACCCTCCCCGAAGTGTATAGTAGTAAAGACTTTGACAGCTTCACAGGCTTAAAAACAGCAGGGGCAGCGGGTATCACGATCCAAGGGCTTACCGATCTTTTCCACGATAAACCTGTTAAACGTGAGGATGGAACAGTTATTGCCCCAAACAGTCGAGAAGCGCAGCTTGTTAAAGCACACTACATCAACCAGCAACCGACTGAAGCACGGTTGAAAATCATGCAGAACTTGAAGATAGAGCCTGCTCTTATGGCGCAGCTTGTTTCACAGGGAGTCCCTGTAGAAAATATCGCTCTTGGGGAGTATGGTAAAAGCGGCGGTGAAATGAGAAGTGCTTTAACTGGACAGAGTAACAGACTCGCTGAACAACAAATTTCTATCAACAAAGCTACAACAGAGAGTAACCCCTACCAACCCTCTACGAGTGGTATGGTTATCATTGGGAAAGACCCTAGTGATAAAGCAACCTATCTTAAGCCTCAACACCCTATGCCTCATGCTGCGATACAGGGTAGTAAAGGGAAGTTTGGGGAGTATCCTGTAGCGGTGTATGAGAAGCAGATTGTACCCGCTTTTAGCGGTATTGAAGCCCTTGACACCATCCCTGCACTCATGAAAGCGAATCCCCTTGAAACAAAGGGGGATGTCCTCAAAAGTGGTATCAACCAAAAGATCAGCAGTATCCTCGGCTACCCTGTCACAAAAGCTGTTGAAGTCCGTCAAGAAGTCAAGGCACGCTTACAACGTGCTATAGAGCAAGCTGAAAACATCGTTATAAACATGGGTGCAGCAAGTGGTCATAATGACAAAGACATTGCTGATTGGAAAGCCTATGCTGCAGGGAATTTTACTAGCACTGCTGATCTACTCAAGAACGTCAAGACTATTAGAGAGAGACTCAACCAAGTCCTTGACCGAAGTGGTGTAAGCCCTATCCCTGAAAGTGGTGGAGAGCAAAGTCCT